GTAGCCTCTATGGCTGCGATGCGTTGGAATTGGTCGATAGTTAGGTTTGTGAATTTCATGGCTTGTAAAATATAGACAAGCACCTTCCACGCTCGTCTGCTGTGGTTTTGTTTTCGGGGTAGCCTAACGCTTTGATAAAGCCAGCTAAGTCTATTTGGTCGGTGTCGTGAATGATAAACGTACCGCCTGACTTTACCTTTTCCCAAAATAAAAGCAATTCAGGCACTACGGATTGTCCGTGCTGCGCATCGTGCATTATCATTTCGACTGGCTCAATCCAATTTAGAACCTTTGCGCTTTCGCACATTGCTGCCGTGTTTACTATACAATTGTGGGTTTCCAGCAAATCGGTTACTTTATCTAAGTAGTCAATATGAATATCAACTAAAGAAACCTCCATATTAGCCAAGCCCATAGCTAACGCAGAATGACCTTGGAAGCAGCCGATGTCTAATGCGTGACCTTTCAGCCTTTTCGCTTCGTCATACACTTGCAGAATGTGTTCCTTTGCTGTTACCCACGGATGGGAGTAGTCTAATTTTTCTAAGATCTTGCGTTCCATATTACATGATTTACTCGTTGAATTGGGTATTTATCTCTAAGCACTAAATTAGTCAAAATAGATTGGTCGTGCCTATGCTCTTTAAAATCGGGATGGTTGGGGATTTGGCTTGGCGCATCGTTCACCAAGTGATCGTCTTGCATCCACTTTGCCCACTCCTCAACAAGTGCAATGTTTTCATCGTTTGCCCTTAAGCCTATTAAGCCAGCCTCTAATTGGTGGTCTATTCTCTCAATGCAAGGCAGCATCCCCATTGCTTCTAAACAATCGGCTTTAGTCCATTCTCTATGCAAGTACCCACGGCTGACGAATAGATTATCCGAAACAACAACGTAGGCATTCAGCCACTTCCAAAAATCCTCGGTGTGGTAATCGCCAGCATCGATGTAAAGGATAAAATCGCCCTTGTTTTCCTTCATTGTGTTTAGGATAATATCAGGCTTCCACCTCCAATAGTTGTCACCCCTTCCGCTTGGTGTAAAGTTGATGTGAGTTTTTAAAGGCAATTCGTTTGTGAATTGGGTTGCTGCCAACTCTTTCCATTTACCGCTTCCGTAGTTTATCACCTTAATCATAGCAGTTTGTGTTTTATATCTTCGTATCTATCCCCCCTGCCTTGCGTTCCGTGTGAATCAGCGTAGATGTGGGTAAGACCTCCAGCAGCCGTGACCTTGAATTGAAAGTATGCGCTGCAATATCTCTCAACAATGTGACCAGCCTGCGGATGCTCTGGATCTAAGTCGCTCTCCATTAAAGCCTTTACGAATGTACTAATCCTTTCTGCAAACAAAGTGTAATTGGAGGTCATCGGTAAAGGATCGTTCGTGACCGATATTTCCAGCTTTCTTAGTTCGGTCTTTATTCCGTTGTAGTTCCACCAAGTATTGTCAGCGTACGGATGCCAAAAGTAACCAGCCGAAGCCATTGGCTGCTTCCATCCTAATAAGTTTACATCGTACTCAAATAGGTTAACAATGTCGGCTGTGATTAGTCCGTTTCGTGCTATGGCATACCAGCCAGTCCAAGCTACTAAATTAGGGTAGTGTTCGATATTATCAGGTAGGTCACGTGCGATTATTACCTTGCCCATTTCAACGAGGTGTCCGATTTGGTCGGACGGTCGCTGTCCGAGAAACACATACTTGACATCGGGTAGGTCATTGAACTTACCAGCAGCTAAATAGTCGAGGACTATGTATTGGTCGTGTACGAAAATAAAGGTCTGCGCTTTCATCGTTGTCGTTTTACGCCTGCAATATAAAATATTTTCCTGAGTTAGCCACTTTTAATTTATTAAGTGCCACATATCTAAGCGCATCAATAGCGTGGTTTTGGAAATCTACTGGCTCATTCAATGGGTTGCCGTTCTTGTCTTGCTTCCACTTATACGAGTTCAACTCTTTTATTAAATTAACCGAACCTCGTAAAACGTGCAGCTTGTACCTCTTAAGAATGTCAACAGAGTTTTGGATTGAATCTTTGCCTTTATTTGCTCCGTGGATATTGAACCCCATTCTGTGAACTTCTTCGATAGACTTCGGCTCTGCGCTGTCCGCTATTATCTCCATCGTTCTACCAATAGCCATATCCTTGAGCCTCGCCCCGATGTCTTGGTTTGTTAGTCCTCGTTCGTATAAGAGTTCCTCAATGTAAAGGTGGTCACCATCCTTCCACACCGCACACAAGGCAGTCGGATCGTTCGTAAATCCCCAGTCCATTCCCAGCCCTACCAGCTTGCACCTGACCTTGTCAATAGAATCGCACACATCCCAGTTGCGGAATACCAAACCTTCGATGCGACCGGTACGCCCTCTCGCATAAACCTTCCACAATTCTAAATCTATGTCCTTAAGTGCCTCAATCTTCTCACGGATGGCTGGTAAAACATAAGGGTTGTGCCGATGGTCGGAGATAAACAACTTAACCCCTTCTTTGCCGAGTAGCTTTTCATGCACCCAAAACTCACTATTAGGGTTGTAGTCAATAAAAGCCTGAATGGTTGTTCTTAAGTACAACTCATTCCAAATTTCATAGCTTATGCCGTTGGCTTCGTTCACAAATAGAAACTGCCTCTTTCCTGACTTTGCCGATTGGCTTGTTTCGTAACTCTTAAACTCCAATACCGAGCCATTGTATAAAGTATAAACCCTATCGGTAGCGTTGTAGCTTGCAATTAGCTTTGTTAATATTCGCGAATTCGCCACAATTGTTTGGGCATCTCTAAGCGCACCTGATTTGAGGTTGGGGATAGTTTCGCCTACGATAGTCGTAACGCTGCGAGGGTGTTCTATTGCCCGAAGGAATAGCACCTGAAGGATGGAGTAAGTCTTACCCGAAGATGATCCACCTTGGTTGACTACTACCTTATCCTTGGCAGCATAGTTGTCTTTAAATAAAACCGAACCCTCAAACACATCAGTCGATTATTTCACTCTCGGAAGATGAGGTGCTGAATCCGCTATCGACCACCTCAACTTTTAAACCAGTCAAGTGCATAGAGCCTTCAATTTGATTTGTCTGCTTGCCGTGTGCGCTGTCCATCAGTTCCCGATACGCATTAACATCTCCTTCCCTTGCTTTCTTTATCAAAGCCAAGGTCATTATGTCCTGCTGCTCTAATACCTCCTGCTCTCCCGTAATGGGGTTTTTAACCGACTGCTGCACCTCCAGCCACTCCCTTACGATAGTGCTGCGGTTGCGTGTGCCTTTCGGTTTCCCTGCTGGATTACCGCTTTCGCCCTTTTGCCATCTTGGCTCTATTTGTCCTCTGCCACCCATTACGTTGTAATTTCGTTGATTCTAATATACTTCTCTCCATTGCGTTTGATAGTCAAGCTTGGGTCAAGTTTAAGCATTCGGTCGATAATGACTTGGCAGTACTTCGGGTCAAGTTCCATGCCGTAGCACTTGCGATTTAGCTGGTGTGATGCTACCATTGTTGAGCCTGAGCCAAGAAAGAAATCCAAAACCAATCCTCCATCAGGGCAGCTGCTTTTGATTGCACGTTCGCACAATGGAATAGGTTTAGGTGTTGCGTGTCCTCCTTCATCTCCTTGTCTTAAATGCCTATCAAATTTCCAAACATTGTTAAAGTTGTCGTGTGTATTATTAAAATAAGCACGAGTAGAATAGTATTCCTTTTTAATCTCTTCGTATTCCTTTTTAAAAGCATCTATGTTTTTACTTTTTGCATATTCTTTTAAACTGTAATAATTATTTTCAGTTGGCATTGCCCATTGAGATTTACTCCACCAATGGTTTACAGTTCTACCATCTTTGTAACCTAAAGCATTAGCTATTTTACTATCAGTTTCATTTAGTTTATTAATCTCTTTTTCTAAATAAACCCTTATTATTTCCCATTTATCAAAATAATTATCTTGATTATTATTAAAACCTTGAACTCCTAACATTGCAAATAAACACTTTTCGTCTGCTATTGCATAGCTTCTTGTATTTTCTGAATTTTGACCTTGTCCATGACCTTTGTCCCACGTTATTAAATTTCTAAATGTTGCCTTTTGCGATTTAAAGTATGGCTTTAAAATATCAGAATAAATATCCATCAATGGCTCATCTATTCCCCAGCAATACCAGCTGCCGTTCTCTTTGAGGTGCATAAACTGCAAAGGAATCCACTCTTTATTAAAATCTAATAAATCCGAATAGTTTAAGTTATCATTTAAAACTCCTTCGTTTTCTTTTTTCATTCCGTATGGAGGGTCGTTGTGTGCAACATCAGCCTTCTCCCCATTCATCAGCTTTGCCACAGCATCTGAATCCGTACTATCTCCACAAAGCAATCGATGCTCTCCAATCTCAAATAAGTCACCCAAAACAATATCGGTTTTGATACCGCCTTCAGGTACATCAAAATCATCCTCCTCTGCTTCAATTTCCGTTTCATTCATCTGCGGTACATCCAATCCCCACTCTCCTAAACTTTCCGCATCCCACTCGTTGGCTAACATATCCCAATCCCACTCTCCGAAGCCTACGTTGTCCTTAATAATAAACTGGCGTTGCTTGTCCTCATCCCAATCCACAATAGCTACTGGTGCTTCCTTCCAGCCTGCTTCTTTCATTGCCTTTAATCTCATGTTACCGCCTAAAACAATCATGTCTTGATTGACTACTATCGGTCTGACTTGTGCCATTTCGGGTAGGTCTTTTAAAGACTGCACCAGCTTTTTGAACTTGTCGTCTTTTATTACCCTTGGATTATTAGGGTTCGATTTGATTTTGTTTATAGGTGTTGTGGTCATAGTTTGTCTATTAGTTCGCTTATCTTATCGATTAGCTTTTGCTTTACTTCGTACGCATTATCTACCTCACAATCGCAGATAGCCTCCAGCGTATTAGTCAGGATTTGAATTACGTTTGCTGCTTCGCTTGGTGACATTGGCTTTTGCTGTTTGACCTGTTGAAACAATTACCGGTGCGCTTTTAGTTTCGTAATTATCAAAAGCAACCATCAATTTTGTAAGTGCTTCGATAACGCAAGCCTGACACCAGTTGTTAAAGCCACCTCCGTAAAGTTCACCATGTACCTTCTGCATCATTTGTGCGACATCGTGCGGTATAGATACACTCCCCACAGCGTGGTATTGGTCAAGGTAAGGTCGTGCTGCCCTTAGTTGTAAATATTGGTCTTGGTTCATTTCAGTAAAGTTTTTTGTGCCATTGCTGCAAACCACATCGCACCAAACCCTACGGCTGGTGCGTAAAAGGAAGGCTCAACTAATAAAGAGGTAATCAAGCCGAACCAAAAAGCCATACATACTTGGCAGTTCAAAGGCTTACCCTTTAGCTTGAAGCCTGCTAACATAACAAATGAATAGCCAGCTAAGCCAGCAAGTGCGCTAATAATTAAGTGCTGCATCCTTTAATGATTTATAGATTGTGTCTAAGTTATGACAAACCGTGCGGTAAGGAATCCCGGTCAATCGGCTGACCGCTCGTTTGTTCCTTAGTGTTAAATGTAAGTCAAGTAGTTTTTGTTCGTAGGGAAACTCACTTTCGTTGTTCAGTCTAAGATAAGCCACCTCTAATCGGTCTATCTTGCCTTGCGTTTCCAAGTCCTTTTGATAGTCGTAATCGGGTGCGGTTAAGTCTATGCCGTGAGATTCGAGATACGATTCGACTGGCATTTCACCCACTTGCCCTAAATGATTAATCGGTATGACTTCATCCCTATTTCGGTACTTCTTGTGGAATGATGAATTTTTAGAGTTGGCAAAGTTCATCACTATTCTAACAACGTAAAACCGAAAATACCCTTTGTCGTGTGCTTCTAATATCTTGGCTTCGGGTTTCTCCATAAGACAAAGCAGCACCTCCTGACATAAATCGTCGGAATAAGTGCTGCCTATTGACTTGCAAGCCTTCATCAGTTCGCCTGAATCATAAAGCTGCATTATGATTTGCCGTGCTTTCACGGCTGCTAATATAGTTATTTTATTTGATTTCCAACTCTTTAGCTTTTTTCTCGTACCACAACGCTTTCTCTATATCCCTGACCGCATCGTCCTTATGTCCTGCTCTCATTCTATATTTAAAAGAATTAAGCAAGCAGAAATGAATAACAGCTTCTTTGCCGTAAATAGATAGCATCATATCAATCACCTCAATCGGCTGATGGTTGTAGTGCGGTTCTTTCTCTACCAGCTTAAAATCGTTAGGGTGGTAGTTTGTATAATTAGGCTGGTCATAAAGTACGCCAGTAGGAACGTGCTGATATTTCATTTACTTGGCGTTTAGTTGTTGTAATTTTAACTCCTCCAAGCTGTCAAGAAACGACTGCCGTAACTCAATAGCATCGTTGACTATCTTCTTGGCTTCTCCCGTGTATCCTTTGTCCATACACTCCTTGGCTGCAAATAGCTTCTCTAAGACTTTATCTCCGTAGCCCTTTCCAAGTTCTACATTGTTGATCCATCGAAACTGCCCATCGTTAATCGCAAGCGAATCATTGACAGCATCTCTTGCGTGGAGTAAGGTAGTGCGGTCACGATTGAAAGGCAACGCCATTGCTTCTTGTTTTAGTTTAGAGCAATGCTTCATCACTAAATACTGCGCTCCGTGTCGTGCGTTTACTATCTCTTGCTTTCTTGACTTGCCCAGCATTTGCTGGATGCTTACCCCTCGGTAGATAGCTACCCTTTCAATTATTTCATTCGGTGTCATCGTTTGTCCTTTCAGTCTTTTTGTATTTCTTGTTAAACCACATCTCAAAGGATGCCTTTGGTGTTGATTGCCCCTCCATAAATGCAAGCGTTAAATGCTCTCGTTCGTGTACGGCTGCTTGCTTAAGTAAGCCGATAACGACTTGCTTTATACTCGAAGCGTTTAGCACTTCGGTCGGTAGGTCGGCAATCACTTCGATTGCTAATTCAATAGGTGTTTTCATATCAGTTAAAAATTAAGCCAATGGCTATCGTGCCAAAGAAGGCTAAGAATACACAAAATGTAGTTAGTGCCAGCGCATCAATTACCCAGCAGACAAACTGATCCACTCGGTCGCTTTCGATTAGCACCGCAAAGAATGCAAGGATGAAATAAAATACTCTCATAACATCTCCTCCTTCTCGGTTACAATATAAGCCGTCACGCTGTCGTAAGACAACCAATCATCACCCAACTCGGTATCTTCCAAGTCTTGTGAAAGGTCAAGCAGGTACTGCCGTGCATCTTTCAACGAATCAAAGTTCTCAAAATACTTTAGGTCTAATCGGTTTGACAGCCTAAATCTTTGAGCAGCAACGTGCAAGTGCTGCCCTTGTAAGTCAATTCTAATTTGTGCCTTCATCTTTTAGTTGTTTAATTGTTCACAAATATACACTTATTCACATTAGTTGTATCCCTTTAAATAAAAATAATTTACATGAGCAAATCATACATTGCTTTTATCTCCTTGTCAATGCTTATCCATCCCCTTGCTTTTCTTATAGCCGAATAGATGCTTTGCCGATTAGAGTACCCGAAGGCATCGGTTATCTCTTGGATGGTGTACGTTTTGCTTAGTCGGTAGATAATTAGATACTTTTTAACCAGCACCGCATCAACTGACAGCAGGTCGTCAATGCCAAAGTCTAATCGGCTGGCTAAGTTGTGAATTTGTTGCTTCATAGCTTATTCACAAATAGCATAGAATGACATACACCTTCGGTCAGTTGTGTCGTTTTTTTCTTCTTCAAACATCTCTAATTGATTTGGATCATCCGTAACGTAATCAACTACGTTTTTAAGCAAAGGAAATGATTTGCCGTTTACATCCCTGCCTTGCTGGAATCTTTTTGGAATGTAATCAGGCGGAAAAAAAGAGCGACCAGTTTCTGCTTCTGCTGTTGTCAGTCTTTCTAAATACGCTGGATGCTTTTCTGCAATTTGTTTTATCTCGGACTTTCTGCACATAATACAAGGAAAGCAACCAACACGGCTAAAGCCTTGATAATACAAAGGGTTCGGTTTAAATCCGTTGTCAATAATGTATGAAATAACTTCTTGCCCAGTCCACTTAAATACTGGTCTGATAATATCATCTGCAAACTTTTGCCTCCACGCTAAAACCTCTTTTTTTCTATAAGATTGATATTTATCTTTTCCTTGTTTATCTACTCCGTATGGTGTATAGTAGTATTTAAAGTAAGTGCAATGCTCTGACATCTTGCTTCTATTTTTACTTTCGTCTGCCCTTATGCCTTGAATGATTATTAGGTGGCATTCTTGCTGCAAAACGTAATCAATCATAGGAATTGATTTAAGCTGCTCCGTGCAGAACCTTGCTTTTGTTGATGGAAACCTTCCTTTCTTTTTAGCCAAGTCTAAAAATCCATCATACTTTTTTGATTTAACGGTTACAAGCTTAACGCCCATCTTTTGCGTTACTTCATTGATATGCTCATAGGTTAATTCATGCTCCCAGCCAGTATCGCAAAACACAGCCTCGCAGCTATCAACCCCATATTTTTCTATTGCCCATATTAGGCTGGCAAGCGAATCTTTGCCTCCGCTAAATGCCACTAAAACTTTAACCTTTTTCATAATTTGTTTTTAAACTCCTCTGCAATATACTCATAGTCAGCCTGAGAACGCTTGCACAGCATCTTTGATTTAAATAAGATTTGCTCTGCTGTACCCTCTCCCCACTTGTGGTCTATAAACTGACCGTGTTCGTATTGGTTGCCGTTCTCGAATCTATTGCACTTTAAACATTGAGCGTTTGCGTTTTTCTCGTCAAACCTTGTGGCTTCAAATCTTCTTGAGATAAAGTGACCGCAGTCAAACTCGCTTACATACTTACCGCAGGTGCAGCACTTCGCCCTTCCGTTCTCGGAATCCCTTTGCCGAATGTAAAGCGAAAAATACTTGTCGGCTTTGGCTTTACTTAGCTTGATGTTCTTGGAAAATTTCATATAAAAAGTCGTGTGTTAAATTGTTTTCTCGAAAGTACTGCCTCAACAAATCATCCCTGCAAATCTTGATTTGCTCAAATCTAAGTTCCGGTATGTCTTTCGGTCGCTGCTCAATAGCGTTTAAAAGTGATTGGATAGTCCGTGCCTCGTATCTTTCAGCGTTATCCCTTTTCGCTTTAATAGCTGCTATGGCTCTATCCTTTGACTTCTCAAACATATCTGCTTTCTCGTCTATCGAAACATTGATCTGCCCTATCTTTTCCAGCCACAAGTAGCCAGCACTACCACCATCCAAAAAACTTTGTCCGTTTTTGAACTTGTGATACATTGTCACGAGATGCTCAATGGCTGTGTTTAGCTTTTCCTCTTCGCTCATTTCGTAAGGCTGAAAAGATTGGTTGTTGCGGTGCGCTGCAAGTTCCATCTTGACTTTATCCAAATACACACAAACCCATTTTAAGTAAGTAGCTGGTGCGTTGGCTGAATATACCTCGCCTGACCTCATACCTTCGTTTACAGCTATCTTAAACTGCTCAAGGGTACATCGTGTCTTTTTTAAGTCAGCCTCTATCATACGCACTATAAGGTTAAGTGAGTGCTGGTCGTTCGTTACTTGCTGCCCAGCGTAAGCGCAAACCATTTTGTACTGGTTAAGTATTTCAGGTAGCAAGTCTTGCTGTGGCATTTGAGCGCATTGCTTACCTTGGTAGGCTTGAACCGCTTGGCTGTTATTCGTTGTCGTTATCATAAATAATCATTGAGTGAAGGTCTGCTTTTACTGCTTTTTCAAAATTGCTTATTTTTGTGTTTAAGGTAGGAATAATAATTTCATCCTCCCAGCCTTTCTTTTTAAGCCATCGGTGAGCTGCTTTTCGGTACTGCTTGTCGTGCGTACTTTGTACATACAAATCCACAGCATCCAATGCCTTGTTAATTTCGTTATCAGTTAGCTTTAACCATTCTCGAATCGCATCAGGCTTTTCAGTTTTTTTATCAAACCTATTCCAAAAATCTTCAAACCAAACTAACTTATCGTTTCTATTCTCTTCTTTTCTCTTCTCTTCTTCTCTATTCTCTTCTATTCTCTTCTCTTCTGCATGATTTGGCATTGCGACTTTATGCGACCGCATTGCGACCGCATCATTTGGCATTGCGATTGCTTCCTTTCGCACCTTCCTTTTCTGCCAGCCTAACGCAGCATTAACACTGTTTTTCTTGCTTGTAGCCATTACCTCATCCATATTGTCATCAAGAAAGTCAATGTGTACGTTACTGCCAAGCTGCTTAATGATTTTGTATTTCAGCAGGTATTGATACTCTTCTTCACCGCATTCGAGTTCAGCACGCTCGGCATCCATATTGCATTCCTCTACCCAGTAGATGCAGCACAACCTGAGAAACGATACCTGCACATTTGCAGGCGCTCTGTTTATTCGACCAGTCAACCACTTCGTGGGGTCAAACTTAAACCAATTTAATCTTTCCATAAAAAACAAAAACCCCCATATAGATGCGAGCTACATGGGGGCGGTTAGGTTAGTTCCTAACGGACTACCTGAAAGACTCGCATTTCCTTCAGGCAATCATTTACACAAAAATACAAAAACTAATTCACTTTCCAAAGACTTATCGGTCGATTATGCGCTTGTTTATTTTGCGCTGTCGTGTAACCGCTGTGCTGGATCATCTTTTCTTTTTGTAGGTCTTTTACTACTGCTCCGTAAACTCTCGGCTCAGCAGGGATAAGAGTCGTTTGACTCTCGTATGCAGAGCGCAATATCTCGGTTGTAAAATACCCTTGTTCCTTTATCCATCCCTTAGAAAAGTAAAGGATGTTGTCGTAGTAGTTGTCTATCGGTACAACTACTTGCTCAAGTGATTCTTGGTAGTTCATATCAGAAGGGCATATCGTCTACAAGGTCAAAAGAATTACTCGGCTTCGGTGCGGTAGGCGTTTCAATCCTGCCTGAAAAGAACTTTCCCTTTGCACCTTCCTTTACCCACAAAGAAATGCGGTAGGTCGTTCCATCAGGTGCGATACAAGTACCGGTGTACTGCGGTGCTTTAGGATTTTCGGTTGTGTTTTTGAAGATGCTTACATCTCCAGCTTTTGTTTCGTATGCCATGGTTTTAAAATTGGATTGAGATTGAAGATTTAGAATATTTAGGCGAAACTTTTTTAACCACCTCGCCAGTAATGGTGTCTATGATTTCTACATCTTTAGCTTTAAAGGCTAACTTTATTAGTTCTTCCCTTGCTTTGAGTTGCTCTTTGAGTTCTGCCCATACTGAATCTTCTTCGTAGCTGGGAGTAGTTGCGCCATCCTTTAAGGTTACTTTTGCTCCAAAGGCTTCAAATGTCTTTGCCCCATACTTCATCGCCTCGTCTTGTGCTAAGTCCTCCGTGGACTTTAAAACAATGTCTAAGGCTGTCCTGATTGCTTTAGCCTTGGCGTGCGCTTCGAGGGGGTTAATGTCACCCCCTTCGATTAGCTTTATCATTTCATTTGACCAGTCGTTGAGCGAAGCTTTAGAAAGCTGCTTGCTGGTGAGTTGGATAAGGTCAAGCATTTTCCTTGATGTTTATTATTTCCAACTCTAAATCTGCCATCATTGCTGGGAGTATCGTGTACTTCTTAAGTAGATCTTCCCACTTGCGTTGACCGCTTGCGATTGCTGGTGCTATCTTTGGATACATCGGGTCGCTCTTTGTGAGGGTAGGTAGCTTCTGCGGTGCTTTGCTTGCTGCGTTACCATCGTCATCGTCTGCCTGCATTGCGAGTAAAGATTGGAGGGTGTACCTACGATAGTAAGTCACCTCGCTGCCCTGCTTCTGCGGATCAACGATGTTAGATAGCTTCATCGAACTTTCTATCTTCTCCCGTGATTCAGCGTGCCAAATTTGAGTCACTACGCTGCCATCGATAATCGGCTGAAGAACGAATAAGCCGTGAGCGTGAAGGATTGGCTCTACCACTTCCAATAGTCCGTTGATATCGAAATACTTGGACTTAAAGAAAGGGTTGCTGGAGTTCTTAGGCACTTTGCCTAACTCTTGCTTTGCACTCAATAGTGCGGTGTGGATTGTTTTCATCTGCTTTTGTTTAGGTTTATAAATATAACTATTTTTTGCTCTTTATCAGCCTATTAGCTGAAATATTGTACTCTTTATCAGTTTCTTTCCTGATATACTTTGCCCATTCATTGAAGGACAAAGGGTTGGCAGGGTGTGTCGTTTTCATTCTTCTTCGTCGTTTATTGTCCATTCGTCATTATCATCATCCTCTAAGGCACGTGTGATTGCCTCGTCAAGACTTAGCCAGCCTCGGTATTTGCCGTTTTGATAGAGGTCAGCATATTCGCTGCCAATATAAAGGTCAGTAATATAGTCGGCAAGTTCTTCTTCTCGCTCTGCTCTTGCATCGTATGCCGAGTTATAAGCGTTCAATTCGCTATCGAATGAATCAGCCATTTGCTGCCTCCTTTACTTTTGCAACCATCAGCTTTCTGCTTGATTCGGTGCGTTTAAATGATGCTACCCGAATGTCAATCATTTCGATTAACTCTGCTTTGATTTCATCAGGCACTCGCTTCTGAATCATTGAGGTGGTGTAGGTAAGTTTTTTCATCTTGTTTTGGTTTAAAGTGCGTTACCGAGTCGCACCCCTCGTTTGGTTAGTAAAAGATTCCGTTGTGAATTTATAGTGCATCCATCCAAACCCAATTAGAGTAGTATCTAACTTCTTTTGGGTCATTGCCTTTAGCCCCCCAATACATACGAATGATATTGCCATCTTCTAACTCTATGAATTTTCGGAATGTTTTAACAGCACCATTGTACTGTACTATCGTATCTTCCTTAATAGATTTCACTCGCTTAGTAACATTTCTTATGTGGCTGTTGTATGCCCCAGCATACCCAGCAACACCTGTTACATATCCACTGGCATAAGTGATTTCGTCAAACTTGCTGTCTTTTTGAATGTCTTGAATTTTCATCTTGTTTTGGTTTAAGTGTCTGCAAATATAATAAGGTTTATTAGATATACAATGCCTTGATGAAAAATATTTATAAAAAAAATCCCCCAGCCGACTGCCGAGGGATTACACATAAACAAAAAACCGAGATGAAGCGGTGCGTAAAGGTAGTTAATAGATTATTCCCATCAAAGCAAATGCGCCAGCAGCTATCCACGCAAGTCGTTTTTGGTTGCGCTGTCTTGCTACTTCTCTATTCACTTCGTCTAAATATCCAGCTAACTCACTACGGCTGGAATCCATCTTAACAAAGCCAGCCTCTAAGTGATTAATGATCTTGCCTTGATATTCCACAACGGAATCGCAAGAAGCAAGTTCAGCCAAGACAATGCCTCCGACTTCTAAGCAGGAATCTAATCTAACCGGGATGGACTGATCCGCAGGAAAGGTTCGGATAAGAGAATCCCATTTGGTTATC